ACAAGATGAGGAAATGGAGTTACTGAAGTCCACTAGAAAGATGGACGGCTATTTAGATGGGATATCCTTTCATGTGCCTAAGTATGGATTAGATTGGTTGGAGATTGATGTAATGCAACATACGCACCCTAATAGTGCTTGTTTGTTTGTTACTCCTAATATATTAATTAACTCTATACAGGACATAGAGACTTATAAGGCCAACAAGAAGATTAGACTTCAGGACGGTAATCTTTGTTACTTTATTTACCGTAATGACAAAATAGAAAAAATATTAGAAGAATGGGATAACAATGAAGATGACCTGTTATATAATTTTGATGCCTTTCATGAAAAGTTTTTAATTGAGGAAGGAACTTTACCTTTCTTGCAAGACAGTACAGCGACATATCCAGAAACATTAGATGGGAAGGTCGTCGCATTACCTCACTGGTACGAGGATTTCACACCGGCTCAAATTGCCATTATGTACAACAAAGAAACGGACCTTTATCCTTATCTACCACAAAAGGTTGAAATAGAATTATCTGATGGTGAAAGTAATTTATCATATGAACAAATAAAAGAGTCTTTCAATCCAGACTTTTTATTGAAAGCAAAACTTAAAAGAATAAAATTAAAAGGATTGAATGGAGATGCTGTTGACAATACTGACTTTGTAGACATAGTCCATTACTTTGTAAAAGAGTGGGTAATAAGTGTTGACTTAGATACAAATGGTTTGACACACGATGAAGTCTGGTGGAAAAATACAGGAACTTTATTTAAAGAATTAGGTAATATTACTTTTAATATAAACACAGGTAATCCAGATAAAAAGGTACTACAAAATGCTAAGGCGCTATTAGACTCAGGTGTAAGAGTATTCTGGGCATATACGCATACAAATCAATTGGATAATGATATACAAAAAGCAAAGAAACTTTGTAAACAATATATGTTCACAGGGTTTGTATATAACAACGAAGTACCTGAGGAAAAGAAACCTGTTAAGAAAGTAATTAAACAGGAAATGCCAGACTATAAACTTATAGAATTGGAAACTTTAAAAACAAGGAAAAAGGACGATATATATAGAGAAAGGAAAGTTAAATTTGCTCCACATATTAAGTGCGAAGGCAAAATTAATAATCAGTTTTATCTTAGTGCAGAGGGACAGGTTTTCCCGTGCAAAACGGTTGCACTAAATATAACGACATCATATAAAAGTCCGGAACATAAAACAGAACTATTGTATGATTGGGATAAAAATAGTATCGTAAATAATGATTTAGAAACTATTTTTACAAATGATTTTTATAAAGGATATTTTAATAACTTATTAAAATTAAATCCAATAATACTACATAATGAACAGGATGGAAAATGCTAACTTTAAAAATGGAAAATGTAATGATAATTGAAGGTGAATTTAATGACGAAGATGAATATGTTACTTGGATGAAAAATAGTAATAAATTTGCAACACTTATAGTTAGATCTGATCTAACAGATTTTGATTATAAATGTATACGCCTCACCGAGCAACTTGCAGACGCAGGTAAACAATACGGAACAGACTATGTCATTGCGAGGAAGGCTGGATGAGAGTAAACGTAGTTTGTAGTAAATGGGGGAATAGGTATGGTCCGCACTTTGTCAATCGTCTTTACGCTATGTCTAGAAGGCATACTAATCCTAAACACGACTTCCATTTTTACTGTTATACAGATGATGCCGAGGGACTGGATAAAAACATTAATGTTATACCATTTCCAGATATCGATACCATACATCCTAAGTATTGGTTCGGCTCTGATGACTTTAAATATGGCATGGCTAGATGCTGGGACAGGCCTAAAACAATGGTCTTTAATACTCACAATTTTGCAGCAGATAAGCCGACAGGACGCTTCATCTTCTTTGATTTGGACGTAATCATACAGAACGATATTGAACCTTTACTTACATACAATATGGAAAGGCCAACTAAGTTAAGAAGTTGGTGGCAGGACCCACGTCCTATGAAATCAAGAAGATTTAAATTAGCACACGGAGCATATACTAATGGCAGTTGCCAAGTATGGTCCGATGATCAAGCAGAATGTATATGGGAAGATGTACTAGAACATAAAGAGAAAATATGGTTTACATATACAGACGGAACAGATAACTATCACTCCTGGAGATGGGGTGACTTTGGTAAAAAATTATGGGATCATTTCCCAGCAGATTATGCTTACTCGTATAACCGAGGGCGTAGTTGGGACGATGATGATTTAACAACAGAAATTTATAGGCCTAATTGTATACTCTGTGTATTCAATATAGACTTATTACCGTTTGAGGACGCGACAAGAGGTAAAACTAAACAAGACAAATTAGTTGATCCTAAGTTACTCAAACATTGGACAGGGGAATAATTGGAAAGCGTACACAAGAGTTTTTTAAAAACACTATCATGGAGACTTATAGCAACAATAACCACGGTATTAGTGGCATGGATAATTGTTGGCGATGTAAGTGCAGCATTAGCGATAGGAGGTGTAGAGTTTTTCTTTAAAATGGTAATTTATTATTTACACGAGAGAGCATGGAGCAAAGTAAAATGATATGGTACTTAAGATATTTCTGGAAACTATGGGCAATGTCTTTAGGTGAAAAAGCATCTGAAGATTCTAAAGAAGCAGACTATGTAGCAATTATTAGAAGTATAGTTGTATTAGTAAACTTCTTAACTTGTTTCTTTATTGTATCAGGAGTTATAAGACACTGGTGAACATTTATACGGTAAAATGGGGCAGTAAATATTCTGCACAGCACGTAGATAAGCTCTACGAGGCATGCAAGGAACATTTGTCTATGGACTTTAATTTTTATTGTCTAACAGAAAACCCAAAAGGTATTAACAAAGATGTTACCATTATACCGTTACCCAAAGGAAACAAGTTAGAAAAATGGTGGAACAAAATGTATTTGTTCGATGATAATGTTGTAAGACAAAAAGGAGAAAATTTATTCTTTGACTTAGATATTATTATACAAAAGAACATAGATGATATAGCAAACTTTGACCCCGAAGATTGTTTATGTTTTGGACAGACACATTGGCATGATTTAGAAACTATGAAAAAAGACACTAATCATGTACCACACAAATATACAGATTTAAATAGTAGTATTTTAAGATGGAATGATAATTTAGATAAGGAAAATATCACTCTATATTTTAAAACACATTTAGAAAAAATACTATGGTACTACCGTGGGATAGATAATTTCTTTATGCACAAGGGTGTAGCGAGAATAAAATACTTTCCTTTAGGTTGGTTTTATAGTTATAATCATGGGTATATTTATCCTCATGATGTGGAATTACAAGTATATAGACAAATACCTTATGTTTGTTTATTTGATTCAATGGGAAGAAAAGAAGATGTTAAATTTTAATTTTTTAAATAACCTACAATATTGGGGCGACGGACTCGCTAAAGTTGAGCATGAGATGAAACACAAGCACGACGACTTTAGACAGGCTCTAAACCCTAATACTATGGAGGCGGCTATATGGCTAGTCGAAGAACTTAAAAATAGTTTAGACGGCTATATGAAAGAAGAACAATTTAAAGTTCTGGTGTTAAACAGTTGGTTAGGTGTACCACTTGTTCCTTTACTATGTGAAAACTTAGATATAGGTGAGTTACATTTGGTAGATATAGACAGCGAAGCGTTAGAACTTTCTAAAGTTTTCAATAAACATTATATTGCTGAGGAGTATATAAAAGTTAATCATTGGAATTTAGATATACCATTTGCCTTTGATGAGTTAAATCAATTGAAAGTAGATGTGGTTATTACAATGGGCTCTGAGCAAATGTATCCGTTACATGATTTAAGAACTGCTAATAAACACGCTATATTTGCTGTGCAAAACTCTAATGTAATACAAGAGATGTATGGTATTAATTGTGTAGATAGTGAGAAAGCATTAATTGAAAATGCTGGTCTTAAAAAGATAGAGTATAGCGGTAAAGTAAAACAATTCTATTATGATTGGAATGGTAAAGTTTACTACGATAGGTTTATGGCAATTGGCACTAAGTAACGGACAAAGAAAAGCACTCAAAGAAGCTAGTGTAGACACTTTCATAGGTGCTATTATTATGTTCCCTTTGAGTGTAATTATCATCAAAACGTGCATAGATTACTTCAAAACCTCATCTGAAATTGCTGCTTTTGCTAACTTTATACTATTAACTATCCTAGCAATAATTAGAAAGGCATTAGTTCGTTTACAATTTTCTAAGTACGATTAAGTATAAATATTTTTATCGTTCATGTGTAAGTTTATTAACATACACACGGAAGTAGACAATCATGTCGAAGGAACGCGCTTTCAACCAAGGAGGCGTATTATGTATTATAGAGGTACATTTTACAAAGCCCTGGCTAAAGAGAAAGCACAATCTTTGCCAGGCATTTACAGAGGCGTTAAACACGACGCTATTCCTGTTACCCCAACTAAAATGAAAAAAGGTACTTATCGAGGAGTTCACTGGGCTTCATAGGTAAGAAAGGCCCTGGGACTTAAAGTATAAAGTAAGTGAGGTGCCCAGGGCCTTAATATTAGGCGATGCCTAATTCTTTTCTACCGGCAGTATGCGTATCACCATTCAACGCTGTCTTTATTTTATGACAACATACACATAATGTCTGTAAATTTTCTGGATTATTATCACTAGGGTCTCCGTTTTTGTGGTCAACTTCTAGTAAACCATTCCAAGATTTATGAGTTAGAAACCCATGATAATAACCACGTTCATTGTTTTTGTCTTTAAAAATTTCTGGATTGTTTTGAGGATTAATTACTGTGCCTCCTAAAGGACATTCAAATCCTAATCTACCATCTTTGTTCTCACAATAATCTTTCCTGTGTTTTAAATAACCTGTTCTATTAGCATCAGCGTTATCTATATATCCGTTTCTTTCTGCTATCATATCCTCATATTCTAAAACAGAATTAAATCCTTGTTCTTCAGCTCTTTCTGCTTTTGTACAAGTTGCACACCAAAATCTCCAAACGTAACCTTGTTTGTTGCCTCCACTTATATCTGTTTTATTATTACAACCGGGAGTTAGACAAGATTTAGGTCTGTCAGGATGTGTTGAACAGGCATTTGTTGTAGTAAATACAGGAAGTCCGTGTACATTTATACGTCTTACGCTTTTAGTTCTTTTGTAAGCTCCTGCTCTTTTTAAATATTTTTTAGGTATCCGTTGGTCTGCTGTTTTAGGCATTAGAATAAATCCTCCAAGCTTGCTGGCTCATGTTTTTTATTATGTGGCCTAACTATCCGAGAATCCATATAGATGCCATGCTGTTTACCAGCACTTGCATACCACTTAGCTCGACCTTCTGGGAAATTGTACGCTTTACGAAATACATCATCACCTTTTAGCATTTCTACTTTCCGTGTATTTTGTGCTCCTGCGTGTGTACTAGGTGAAGTAAATTCTTTTAGAATAAGATTCCTTAGCATGTATGTTTTGTAACCATTCATTGCTACTTCTAATGAAAAGAAGTCATCTTCACCTACTAATAATTGTCCGTCGATATACATAAACTCTTCGTTAAAATATATCTTTTTATCTAATCGCCTTAAAAAGAAAATTGTTCCTTTACAGCTAGCAAACTTTCTATCAAAACACATTTCGTTATTCCAATCTACGTTTTGATATTTAGGATCTATGTTATTATATTTGTCTTTAAATGCTCCATCACCTGGACGTCCGTCCCAATGTGGCATAAACAAATCTATACCATCAAAGTTTTCAGGATATTTTGTAAGTGCTTCACAAATATTCATACCTGTAATATTAGGAAACTCTGGGTGTATTTTAAGAATAGCATCGTTGTCCATCATCAATGCCCATTCATAACTCTCATCATTATAAAAGTCTTTTAATAGTTCATTTCTTGCTTTACCTGGTGTGAGTAGACCACCGTGATGTGTTATGTAGGAACAACCATCAATATAATCTTCATCATCATAATCCTGTGCAAGTATTTTTATTTGCATATCAGGATAATATTCCTTCCAAAACTCCACCTGTTTACGGTGATTGTCTACTCTAACCTTTCTTGCCTCTGGATAGTCTCTACTACCAAAGTAAGATATGATATGTGCTTTTACGTTAGAAGTCACCTTTGTCCACCTGTGCAACAGTCAATCCTTTTTCTCTCCACATATCGACGACTTGTTGTCTGTCATCAAATGCCATAGTAGGATTGAATCCTTCTTTTCTCATTTTATCTAACATCTGAGATTTAACCTCATGGTCAGGCCTGTAATCAGAATCTGACCTCATGTATAAAGCATCAAATACTAAACCTTGAACCATTAACTGTTTCAAAGTTACTGCTCTCTGGGATTTATTCCTACCTGAGGAAATAATAATCCTATGACCTGCAGCTTTTAGAGCTTTGGCAACGGCGAAGATATCTTCCTTAGCAGTGTCCTGGCTAGTTGCCTCTCTAAAAGCGTCAAAGTCTTTTGGACGTTGAACAACAAAATGTCTTCTGTGTTCAATATCCATTAATGTTCCGTCTACGTCAAATATTACATCCATCATTATGCTGCCTCGATTTTTGCTAATCTATCTTTTCTGTAATCCAGGGCGTTTTCACCTAAGTAAATGTTGCCGTCTGTGTGTCTGAACAAAGTGCTAAGACTTGCTTCTGAATCTTTGTTCTTTTGTATTAGTGAAAACTCTGCTTGTTCAAATGTAATTGCACCAATTTGTACAAAGTCTAATAGCATATCTGCGAATGGAACTTCACCGTTTGATTTCCAAACTGTAAGACCATCTACTTGAGCTGTGTCTTGAAACTTCATCTCAATACTCTTATCCCAAATGTTACCATTAGGATCTGCTCTAAGTTGGTCTGTAAATAGAACATCACCTGTAAAAGTTTTGTTCTCATCATGAACGCTGGCCATTCCGTATCTTTGTTTAGTTACTTCTTCGCCTGCTATTTTTACTTCGTTATTTAAGTACATTTATTACCTCACTTTTTTACTTTATACTGTATATTATGCACTCTAGGGAACCTAAAGTCAAGCACTTTTTGGTGTTTTATTGAAATCTTTTTTACTTAAAGAACAATAACTTAGGCATCATATTCCATATCTTCTATCATCATTAACCACATATTTTCATCGGGAACTACGAATCCTAGTGTAATACGAGGTTCCGTTGTACCAGCGCAATGATAGTATACTTTATCTGGCTCTCTGCCTCTACCATAATATCCTACTTTAGAAGACCAACCTTCAGGATCATACAATGTATTAACTATCCCAGATTCAGGGTCTTTGAACTTAAAATATCCTCCACCGTTCTTTGTGTAAGATAATAATATATTATAACCATGAGCATTCCAGTTGTTGTGCCAACCCATGAATCCGCCTTCCGGATAGTACACAGAAACTGCTGTGTTTCTAGCGCCTAAATATGAACACAATTCTGTATTCATTTTCCATAAAGGTTTACTAAAATGTTCTGGAGTTCTATCCATATTCATATCATAAGAATATGATATCTCAGGATATCCAATATGTTCGCCATCCTTTTTAACAATTAAATCCAAATAGTCTTCACCACAACAATAGTCAATACCTTCTCCTGTATTTTTCTCATTTGCTTTGGCTAGTTCATTTAGTTCTGTTAAGTCTTGTTTAAAAAACCAATCAGAAAATGGTGTAATAATTGCCGAAAGTTCTGATCCTATTTTTGTAAATCTCATTATTTATCTTT